CAAAAAGGACCAGGTCCTTCTATCGGTCTAAGTTGACCTGTAACAGGATCTAGTTCGTAAAGTTGTTGACTATGCCAACCAGTAGAGGTATCAGGATTCTCCATTGTAGGATCGAACCATCTGTTATCATCTATACCGAAAGCATCCTCAGCAAAGTTCCACCATTGTCCTTTGTACCAAGTGGTATCCAATACCATAGCATCGAATCCATATACTGGATGTTGTCTGTGTTTAGCTCCGATAGAGAAGTGTAACTTATCTCCTAGTGCTTCAGGTGTAAGGTGTATTCTAATGTCACCTTGTCCATAGCTAATATCCTCAAGACCTAATTCAGTCCAACCTAACTTTATCATCAACCATTCACCAATGTATCTTAACCAATACTCTTGGTTTTCATAATCATTACCCCATTGTCTACCTTCTGACCATTTGATTAAGTACTCCCATCCTTTTACAGGACCAAACGTAGCACTTTCGTTTGAGTTCTGTTCTGAACCATCGTACCATTTTCCACCCTTACCAGCAGACTTAACACCTCTCTTCGGTTCGTATTGGAATCTACCAATCTTACGAAGTCCAAATGATGTTTGAAAATCAGGTTTCAATTCCCTTTCAGTTCTTTCAACCTCAAGAGCACCAGTGGATAATCCACCGACAATAGCAAATCTATCGTCTTGGTATCTTGGTGCGTTTAAACTAAAACTCCCATAAGCAGTTGAGTACTTAAAGAAATTTGATAAACCTAATTGAGCAAACAGAGATGATGTTAGTAATATTCCAATTACAAGTTTCTTTAACATCTGTTTTCTCCTATTTAATTAACCGAGTGTATCCCCCTTGTCATCCTCAAAATGAGATGAACCACTTATTACTGGTGGTGTTGGTTCTACATAAAATTCTGAACCAGTCATATGTCCAATCAGCTTGTTCTTAACCTGAGTCAAACTAGCATCCTCTGCTAACTCGTGGTCAACGAACTGATGGTATTGTCCATCTGAACCTGATACTCTTAATACCCAATAAGCAAAGTTACCATCGGTAAACTCTTTTCTAGCCGACTCTAACTTTGAGTCTTGAGCTTGTGCTTCTGTAAAATGTGCCATTTTAATTTCTCCTATTTAAAACTTTACAACTATAAATATTAGTTTGTGTCAAATCTTACCACAAATGTAAGAGACATTTCTTTATCATTTTTTATTGGTTTTGCAACTTTACCTATTGCCATGAGTTCATCATTATCGTTATACAAACCAATCGTTGTAATGTATGTAGCAAAATCAGAATGTGTGGCTTCACCTATTAATTCTGTTCCAATTTTGTACTGTTTGTCTTGAAATGAATTTGTAGCAAAACCAATCAGTTCATATGGAAATTCATCTTGATATGAACCTATGAATGTATTTGAGTTAAAATCAGTTCCATGAAATGATATACTACCACTCTGTCCTACCTTTAAACTTCTATTGGTAGTATGTAGGAAATCATCTTCTTCTAATCTACAAATATATTCTCTTTCATATATTGTTTGTGTAGAATCAAATTTAAGATTAAAAACACCATCACCAACTGATGAATACGAACCAGTATCTGTAATAACTAAAAACCCATCATCATAAAAAATATTTCCAACAACACTACCACTATCGTTGTTGTCTGGTTGTCTTTGTGAGTAACTAGAACTAAAAGCAACATCATATAAATTTCCATAACCATCATCTTGAAGAATAATCTGAGGACTAGAACTATTATCAGTTAGTCTGACAGAATTTTTACGAATAGATTCTCCATATAATTCTTGAGGAACTGAAACAACAGTACCAGAATCATGTAACTGTCGTGTATACGGTCTACGTAAATTTATAGATGATGGTTCTACAGACGTATCATAAAGATGTCTTACCTTTCTATATTCTACTATAGCACTTTTATTTTTAGGAACACCCTTAATATAATCAATTTGACCTGACATCTGATTTATGTCACGGTAATACAAATTATTAATTGTATAGTATGTTGGTATTTTAAAGTATTGATTACCTGATAAAGTTACTGATGGTGATGTATTATCCCAATCATACAAGTTAGAATCACTTCCCTTAGTTATTTGTACAGAATATACCCCACTACCACTATCATTATTTGTCACAGTAAAAGTTTTGTGAACTTGAAACGGTGAGATTAAGATATCATCGGATTCGAGATTCTTGAATTTCATAGTAGAACCCCTTAGAAATCAAGTTTTACTTTTATTAAGGCTTCTCTTGCTCTTGATTTTAATATTGGTTTACTCAACTTAGCTATAGCTAATAGTTCATTAGCGTTGTTATAAAGACCTACAGTAGTGATGTAAGTTTTAGGATCGGTTTTCATACCTGGTATAATTTCTTTTACACCGGCTACTGATTGTGTATAGTAAGTTTCATTTGTTGTAGAATTAAAATTGTTTGAAGTAGCTCTAACAAAATAATGAACTGATGTAATCTCTTCTTTTCTTTTCATTTGAAAATGAGCACCATCAACTATAGAATTAAAAAGTTTTCTATTATTTCTATCATCACTATTTGAACCACTAGCAGTCAATAGTTTTAATGGAGCTGCACTCAATCTTTCAGGATTTAATATTAAAGCACCTAGACTCGGATAAAAGGTTCCGTAAGAACCAATGGTAGAGTCTTCAGATGCAGCTGCAGTATTGATTGTCGTACCACCTTCAAGTGTTCCACTTACGATATTATACTCTGGTGAGAAGTTTCTTACAAAACTATTTCCACCTTTACTAGTAGAAGAATCATCAATTAATTTTATGGTATCTGAACCATTCTTTAATCTCAACTCCCATCCACCAGGCTCAATAGCTTCTCTCATTCTTGCTCTGTTTATTGTAACAGCGTAAAACTGTTTTGCTGTAGTATTACCTTGAAACGTAAAGTTTGTAGTTTCAGGTGGATTAATTAAATTATTAAATTGTCCAAATATTGCTGCAGTTGTTCTATCACCAGTAGCACCTTTTGTTCCCAATGAACCACTACCCTCTCTATGACCATACACCAATCCAAACTGAACTGAAGCAGAAGCGTTAGCAGCAGGATTATATCTATACACATCTATGTTATAGTCACCTGTGTTTGTATATTGAGTAGAAGAACTAAAGAATGTTTCAATTTTACCAGCACCATCTTGCCATATACCTGATGTTACTATTCCAATATCCTCACTTACATCTTCTCCCGTAAAGTTTCTATATGCCATTTTCTATAATCTCCTATTTAATAATTTAGTCTGCCACCAGGACCGAATCTTGGTGCTTGAGCTTGAGCTTGTTGATTTGCTTCGGTGGGTGCCGCTGCAAGAGGTCTGTCTTGTTTTTTATCAGGTGGTGTTGTAGAAGCAGCATCTGCTTTAACAGTTATTGAAATGGTCTGTACCAATCCTGAATTTTGACCTTGTATTGTTAGTGTAGTAGTAGCATCGGAATTAATTGATTGTGACCTAAGTATTGCAGATTCTGCAGTTTTACTTTTAATTGCTCCTTCTCCACTAAATCTTACAATGTTCGTATTCTCTATGGTAAAAATATAGTTTTCTGCTGGTGAACCAACTGTTGTTGGTGATATTGAAATATCTGTATCTTTATCAACACTACTATAATTAGTAGTATCAACATTTAAAGATGAACCAGCTTGTGATTCATTTACTAAAAAACTACGAAAACTAGTTCTATTCGGTGTAGCTTCTAGTAAAGACATATTCTCTATTACCGCACCATAAGAATCAGTTCCATTAGGATGTGTAACATCGTATAGAGTGTAATCTATTTCTTCATCACTTAATGCAAATTTTGTTATGTTTAAATCACCACCAGCTGCTAATATCTCACGACCTCTTTTTGTCAATATTGCATCTACGGTAATACTTGAATTGTCTAAAAATCCCATATTTTTATCTCCAATGATTGTAATGTTGATATAACTTTTCTATAAATAAATATCTATGATTAATTTTTTTCAACATTTTATTATCTTCTAGGTTTACGTTTACGTTTTGGTTTTATTTTCTTTTTAATTCCTTTTTGATTAATAGAAAGTTTTGAAATACCTTTCGTAGTTGGTACTGCTACAGTTGGTGCAGTTTGTGTAACTATAAACGGTAAATCTCCATCTATGGTAGTATCTGATGTGTTCTTTACACCATCATAAAACATTCTTCTAAACGATGTAAAGTTTTGATATTCTGGATCTAAATCAGTCTCATGTAAAGATTTAGAACTATATAAGTTTTCAAATTTGTCTATACTATATTCAGAACTTAAAGACCAACTCAATTCACTATCATAAAAGAATTTATATTCTTGATTACGTTCTGATAATTTTTGGTTCATGACCATTGCACCTGTTGCTTCTTGATAAATAGAGTCTGGTCCTCCTTGTGTAACACTACCACTTATGTATAAGTTTCTATCATCATAATTATCATTCGTAGTAAATTTATATAACGATGGTTTCAAGAAACTATCTGAAGAATCTATCTCCCCCTCATAATTAGGATACTCAGTTTCTATTTTTAATACTGAGTGACTAGCTTCTTGGTTAACACCATCTTCATCTGTATTAAAATGAAAATTTGTTAGATTTATTTTAGAACTATAATCTATCTGTGTAAACGATGGATTGTTTCTCTGTACAGGATTCTTTGACCTTTCAAATATGTTCGGTTCAATCACAGTTCCAAGTTGAGGTTTTGCTCTCATTGGTATTAATTTTCTTATGTTTTTAAAAACAGACTGGTCATAAAATTTTATTAGATGCATATAATCCCAAAAGTCATTATTACCTGTATACTTTTGGAAATACTTATTTGACGAATCCTTTAAATCCCTATACTCCAATCTAAAATTATCTCTAGGATCTCCAAGTAACTGATTAAAATCTAGGTTAGCAAAAGAGGATATTATGTCGTCATTAACAACGTCTGTTGGTGAAAAATAAATACCAACTTTTGGAGAATCGACTGGTGAAAAATCATTTGAACTAAAATCAAATCTTTCAGTCGTACTTAAATTAGCACCACTACCACTTAAAAAATTATTTTCTATTCTTATTTTATCTGTACTTCTTCTATTAGGTCCATAGTTTGGTATAAAAGTTTTAGTTTGGTCAACTACAGATTCGAAAGTATTTAACCCACCAAAACCTTTAGCATTACCAGTTGTGGTTGTTGTTTGATTTGAACTAACGTCTCTTATTGTAGTCCCATCTGATAGTGAGGTATTGTCATCAAACGAGTATCTTACAACTAAATTATCATATGAAGATGATGGACTATTACCTATATAAGATTTAGGATCACTTACATGATTATCAAAAAATTGTTCTCTTAGTGGTTCGTTCCACAATCTAAACTCCATTAATGATCCTGTCAACTGATTACCAAATACAGAGCTGTTTTTACCACCGATAAATAAATCACCGCTACCAGTCCAAGCAGCATTGTATGATGATGAAGCGGTATTCGAACCAGATATATAAAGAGAAACGTTTGATGATTGTATAATTCTATCTAAACCAGACGAAAACTTTTTAACAAATAGTTGATAATTTACACCATCAAAAATACTGTCACTATTTACAGGTTTTTTTCTTACAGACACATCATCCCAAAATATTGTTGAGTCTGGTTTTAGATTTTCAAATCTAATTCCTAACTTAGATGTATTCGGAAATCTTATAGTTTTCTCTACGATAATTTGTTTCCATTCGTCTTCCACCAAACCAATCGTTTCAGAACCCCTTTGTCCACCTAATGAAGTTATGGATACTTGACTTGAGTTTACGTCTTCATCCCAATTAACTACGTTTTCATTAGAGTCCAACTCAAAGATTCTAAGTCTACCAACAGAATCTACAGTACTACCAGACGCCTTTCCATACGCAGAAAATATATAAGTCTCACCCTCACTAACGTCTGCAACAGAAACTGGTTGTGAACCAGATCTAAATCCCAATGTATATGATGTATTATTAGAATCTAAATCTAATGTATTTACATGTCGTAAACTTTTTGTTCCAGTTCTAGCAACATTAGAACCACTTACTATTTCTAAATTACCAAAAACTGCACTATTTGAACCTGATATAAATGGTGGACTAAATAATGTGGTGGTATCAAATGATGGATGTTTAAAAAGTTCAATATCAACTTTTTCTTTTTTTAACATCAGAGAATAATACTCTCCATCATAAACAGGTAGTAAAGATGAACTAACTTCTTTTATACCATCTGAACCAGAAAGAACAAATGCAACAGTACCCATGTTATCAGAATTACCGTTGTCTTTTAGTTTTATCGCCCAATCATCATCTTTTTGTATAAGAACTTGATTAGAACTATTAACAGATCTAAATCTAAGTTCAACCGTTTCTGGTTTTCTATTTGTATCACTATCATCTGACCAGCTACTAGAAACATATTGACCACCTCTAAAACCTAAAGCTCGTGTAAACTTTCTTTTGGTTTCAAACGGTGCTCTCTGTACTTTGGTATCTAATCCACCGTATTCTCTTACCTTCAATATAGTAGATGGTATACCATAACAATTCAATATTGCTTTCAAAGATGCAACCGTACCTTTAGATTTTAAAATAAAAGGCATACTTGCAATTAATCTTTTTGTAATTTCTTTAGATACATCAGACTCCGTTGGTGAGTCTAAAGAACCAGATGTGTAAAGTGAATATGATGTTCCACTTAATTTTCTACCAAACCCATATCTACTTAAATCTAATAAATCTTTACCATCTTGTGTAGACCAACCTAAAGATTTTGCTAAACTAAAAACTAAATCTTTAGAAAATCCATCTTGTAAATCTAATCTTCTATCTGAAATATCAGACATTGATTTTATGTAAGACCATAACTCATCAAATTGTTGACCAACCATGTCCATAAAATCTAAGAATTGAACATTTTGAGAATCACTACGAACATGGTCTGGTAATAGATTTACTAAACGATTTCCATTTTCATTGTCATAAAATGAAGCACTATAAATCTGACCTGTTTTACTTGATATAGAACCATACCAATCTGTAAAATCAGAACTTGAAGAACTAACAGGTTTGTAAGGACTTTCATATGTACCATTACCCGTTTTAGGCCACGAAGCATCAGGAAAAACTCCTATGGAACTTGATACATAAGTTGATTTGGTATTGTATAAATATTTTTCGTAACCATCAAAATTATTTTTTATATTTCTTATATTGTCGTGATGTATTTTTAAATCACTTTCACCGTTAGTAACACCAACAAAAGATGAACTTAAAGCGGTTTGTTTTTCTATCTGTTCAATTTTATACTTAAAGTTTTCTAACCTTTTTTGTGCAGAAGAAAAGTTGATAAAGTTTTCGTATTGAGAATATTCTATCGATAATTCAACAGGAGTTTCTTTTAAAAACTTATCTTCTATGTCGTCTCTTAATCTACTATCGGTGGTAACCAAATCATCATATGTCTTAAACTCAGTTTGTCTTTTTGTTATCGGTGAATCTTGTGGTAGATTATCCTTTGGTATCAATACTTGAAAGTTCTCATCCTCTTGTGCATACCCAACCAACTCAACCGTTTCTGTTAATGGTGGGAGTACTTCTCTTACAACGTACACTAAATCTTTTTCTGTTATATCATCGGGTATAGGTTCGTATGTTTTATATACTATAGAGTATGGTAACGTTGGAACCGCGTTGTTATCATATTTAACATTAGTTGTTAAAACTTTTTTATCATCACCAAAATGTAGATATGTATTTAAATCCTTTCTATCACCGTACTTATTATTTATAACCCAATTACTATATTCTTCATTTGGTAACTTCGAACCTTCTGTTATTGGTTGTATTCTTTGTACGATACTTTGGTAACTAGAATCTATACCAATTGTATCACCATCAACAGACGTTATCTTAGCAACAAATGGTTCGTACACAGGAGTAAACGTTAAGTCTTCATTATCATCATTAGATATAGGTACAGAAGTAAATGCAATTTCTGGTTGAGGTTCAGATCCTAGAAACTGAAATTCAATACCTCCAGGTTTTTCTACCTCTCTATATTTATCTATGACTGCTCTTACTTCAAATGATTGTACTTGATTATTAGAAACATAATTCGACATCGTAAAAGATTTAATAGGACTACCACCCTCTGAATGAATTACTTGACCGTCTTGTAGTATTTCCCACTTTAAGTCATCTTCTTCATTAAAAGTTATATCAGTTATATCTAATTCTATTTCAAATGGTTCGTTTTGTAATACAAGTCTAGGTGGTGAGAAAGTTACATCATCATACCAACCACCACGTAAAATGTAACTACTTACATTTAAGTCTTTCGTTTGGTTTAATAAACCACCAGGTCCTCCAACTTCAGGCTCAGTCTCAACAGCCTCCAACGGTGGTAATAGTTTGAGTATGTCTGGTAGTTCTACGTAAGGTTTTCTAGCCATTAGTGAGTCTCTATTATTGCTGGTAGGTGAATCGTAGATTCATCATTTGCAGTGTTATCTCTTATTGTTAATTTTATACCGATGTGACAATCTTTACTAAAAAATTCTAATCTAAGTCTTGCACCATTTCTTGTATTACCGTTAGCAGTTTCACCATTTATAGTTTGGGTTGCTATAAATGGACTTTGTGAACTACGAGTGGCGTACTCATCACTTGGTGTTATAATTCTGAAGTCTCCACCTTCATCGGCTCCATCTGGTCGTGGTTGTATCCTATTATAACTATTGCCGTCTTTATCAAAACCTGTCACTTCCCATGTATATAATGTTGTGGTATCTGCTCTTAAAAAAGAATTACTGACAATATCTATTACAGGACTAGGATTGTTTCTTTTTAAATATACACAATTAAATTTACTATCTGATAGGTTTCTGACATCATCTAAAGTTCTACCACTTCCTTCAAAATCAACACCATCATCCCATTGTTGAAAAGTCTGTGATTCTTGTCCGAGTGTAAGGTCTTTAAATCTCGTAAAAGCTGGTGCAAAATTGGTATCACCAAATTTATTTGAACTATTCTTTTTAAATTCTTTAACTCCTGCGTCTTCATCTAAAAAGAAACTAGCTTGAAATATATCACTACCAACCACCTCTGTTGTACCTAAACCTACCTCATCTGCAGTAGGGACTGTTGGTGGGAAAATCCTATCTACTAAAAAAAAGTTTGGTATGGATATAGTTCCACCTACCATCGACTGTTCAAATTGACCTGAATCTTCAAATCCAGCTGGTGGTACAAATCTAATTTGTGTTGAGTTTGATTTTTCTTCTGCAGTACCTACAAATTCTATATTACTAAACGATGAATTGTCTGCTGTAACCTTTTTGTTTCTAGCAGCCAATCTGTAAAAATCTCTAATATATTTTTCATCTCGTATGTTTTGTGTTACCAATCTAATCTCATTTCTTGATGGTGATATTTGATGTGTTATATATTTATCTTCTTTTATAAATAAGGTTTTATCTATTTCATTAACATCAACGTCACCATTGAATATATTACCACTTTGGTCTGTAACTACAGTTTGGTATGAACCAGCAAGTTTTCTTAAAAAGTTATAAGTGACTTTAAACCTACCTCTATCATATCCTAACTTTCTAAGGATAGTACCAGTTTTTAACTTAACACCACCCTTTTCAGAATCATAATAGTAATCTTCTGAATCAGCAACTGATGTTTCTAATAGATTATCATTGGTGTCATATATCATAACCTCAACATAGTCTTCCGAATCATTACCGAAGTATCCACCAAAGTATGTATTTTCAACCGAGTTGTAATTAAATGGTTCATTACCAATTAATATCTCTCTATCTTTTTCGTTTAATCTACTTGACATTAGTCTACTGGCTCCCCTTCTGGTATACTGTCTATAATCTCTTGGGTTCTAGTCTTCACCTTTCTCCACTCAGAACCGATTGCGTAGAAACTTTGTAAATCAGGAAATGGTCTTTTTTGATTTCCATCTATCAACCACTTTCTAACATCGTCTACATTATCTGATGTTATAGTGTCACCGTTTTCTAATCCATCTGGCAACGGGTCTGCAATATCTACTTGTATCAACTCTGAAAAAAATCTGTCTACTAGTTTGTCTGAGTTTTGGTCTTTTCTTGTTTGGGTTAATCCCCTTGTTTGAACAGAACAAGATTCTTTTTCAATCAAATCTTTAAAATCATCATATCCAAGTTCTTGTATACTTGTTCTATTTAATTCTGTTTCTAATGTAGAATATTCAGGATTACTATTCAATACAGCATCTTCTATTCCTAAACGTGTAGTAATATCCTCAAAAGAATATAAGACACCCTCTTCGTTTCTAAATAAATTTTTAGCACGAGATATCAACTCAGTTAAATATTTACTTCTGAGTTTGTCTATAAAGTTATTATAGAACCCAACATTTGCTAACTCTTCTTTTGTGTAAGGCATTACTGTGTAACCTTGAATGTGAATCCCTCATTAAAATATTGGTCAAGTTCGTCAACACCACTACCACTTTGGATTCTAAATTCTAAACGATAGTATCTCTCAGGTTGATAACCATTTAAATCCAACATAAAATAATTACCAGTAGAATCACAACTTAACTTAGAACCACTACCGTAAGGAACTATCACCTCATCAGTTTCTGCATCAAGTATAGAGTAAAAAGAGGAACCACTAGGTAAATACTTTACAGATAAGTTAGCAGGTGTTGTCGAGTATGAGGTTTCAGGAAACCTTTCTCTACCAACAATTCTAAATCTTGCTTTAGATTTTTCTTTATACTCTGGTCTCAATCCCTTCATGTAAATAACCATGTCTTCTAGATTGGTCATTGTAAGTGGTGATAAAGAACCAGTTGACCATTTAGAATCATCCCAAACAGTTTCAAGTGTTGGTGGATATTTAGTGTGGGTATCTGATGAAAAGAATGAAAGGTTACCGAAACTAGTGGTATTTCCTTCATCGGTGTTAGTATCTGTATTTGCAATACTTCCACTTCTTTTTATTATAAATCCATCATTTGGAATTGAACCAGACAACCATCTGTTTACAATATCAGTAACATCTATTCTTACATCCTCTGTCTTGTGATTTATAGAGTGAGAAGCTTCATAACCATTACCAGTATGCCAATTTCCACCTGATGCACTAACTGTTCCCCAAATAGTCCCTTCATTCTCACTATCTCTAAAATTCCAACTACACCCATCTGTTGTTATCGGATTGTCATATGAGTTTCCTTGTCCCATGTTCCAAGATTGACTAACAGGATACGCAAATATACTTTGTGATGTGTTTAAATTTTCAGATTTTGCATCATAAAGATTTAGAAAAAAAGATGGTTTTGTTATCCTACCACCTACTATAGAGGATGATATTTCATTTATATCAAATCTAATTAAAATTCTTGAAACGTTTACACTTTCTCCAGTAGCACTTACTTCTTTTCGTATCTCTAGAATCTCATCCATTCCAGCATTTAAACTACCGCTATTCTGATATAAAGTTGTGTCTTTTTCTGCGAACGTAAAAAAATGCATTTATCTACTCCCTAACCCCTAGATTATCACCTAAAACTTTTCCTTTAATATCTGAATTAGGAAACTTAACTTCAAATATACTAGGATCTAAAGCTGGATATAATATACCACCTCGTAATGACGAATCAATATCAAAGAAATTACCAGAATATCCTTGAGCCAACTGATACTTGTTTTCAATTACAATTGGTAAATTTTTCGAATTATTTTCTGTTGGACTAACAACAGTAGCCACACCATCAACTAAAGATATTTCATAAACTAAATCAGCAAGAACTATAGGTTGACCTATCTGCCATCTATCAATATCAAAGAAATCTTGAACGGTACTAACACATCTTAATAAAACTTCTTGTTTATTAAATCCAATCTTTGTTAGTATTGCAAAATTAACACCTATATTAATTACGTAAGCATCCTTAATGTTAATAGCATCAGTAACTAATCTATATTGTGATAGATAAGTTTTTAAATTTTGTTTTGATGTTTGTGTTAGTGGTTTTAATTTTTTATTAGAATCAAATCCAAGAGTATACATATTCATTGCTAATGGATTTGGTATATTATTAACTTGTAAATCTTTTAAACTAGTACCAACATCTTCAGAGGTTATTTGTCTTTCTAATTCTTCTGCCATACCGACCTTACTTAATTGTTCGTCTTGTGACATATGAATTTTTGCAACTGTTCCGTACTTAGGTGGTAGAGAATATGCTCTTACAATATAATCATCTTTAGTTACAGCTCTCTGTTGTGATTGAAAATAAGCTAATGCATTCTCTCTAGTCTCTCTAACAGTTTCACCAGAAGAACCACCAGTTGCTGGTCTTGGATTTGTAAATGTAACTGAGTCTTTTGATTCTTGTACTAATGTTGAAGAAAGATTATTTTCGTTAATTGTAAAACTTATAGGTCCTAATTGATTAACATCACCCATACTTACATTATCATCAATACCACCACCATGAGTATATTCTATGGTCAATGTTGTATTTGCTGGTGCCATCCCAAATGTACTCGTCTTCAAAAAGTTAGAAGGATCGAAAGCGGTTGTCAAAAATGATGGACTGCCAGGTAAATTAGAACCTACATTTGTTGGATTAGGAATAATCTCCTCATCAGGATTGTCTGATATACCAGCTCCAAATCTTAAAACAGTTTCATCATCTTCATTTATGTAAGTTGTAAATCTTCTTGATACTCTTTTTAATTTTAAAATATAAGCAGCACTTTCTCTGTCCCCAACTGAAGAAGGATCGTTAGCAGAGTTGTTTTCCATATCTTCAAATACAGTATCTCTGGCTAAGGAATCAACCTCATACCATTTGTTACCATCACTATCGGTACAAGAAATAATTTCTATCACATCCGAATTACTTAATCTAAGTTGAGTGTATTTTTCTGCTGTACCAAAATCAAAAAACTCTGTTGATATTTCTCCACTTCTTGCTTTTATCTTTTTCTTTAATAAAAATTTTGTAGGTTCACCAGCATCAGTTTCAAAAACAGTAACTTCTCTAGGATCGTAAGAACTAGAAAATTTGAAATTTACATCTTCTAGTATTCTAAATGTTGTTCCATTAGAACCAGCATTGACTTGAGTACCCTCGTTAACAGTTAGAGCATATCTATAATCTGGTCTACCATTAAATGATGGAACTGTTTGAAATATATCTAGTACAACTTCTGATGGTGATGTTGTCTTTGGTTTATATCCAAAAGATTGTGCAATATTGTAAACATTTCTTTTTTCTTCAGCGTAAGCTAAAAGAGTTTCTCTAAACTGTGAATCGATATAATAAGAAAGAACGTCACCAACATAACTTGCCATTTCAATAAACATCATACCTGGTGATGCTTCATTAAAGTCATTATAGGTATTTGGAAAGTATTGTTTAGCAAATTCTATAAGATTAGATTTAAAATCACCAAAGTCTTTATTTAAATAATTTACAGATTTTACTGTGTCTTTTTTTATACTTGTACGTGCCATTAATATCCTCCAGGTCTACCTTCAGAACCATTACCACCAACTTCTGTTCCGTTTCCTGGATCTAAAGTTAATGATTGATTTACCAACGGATCTAAAGTAGTAGAAAATTTTATACTAACAAATATTTTTTCTGGTTGGTTTTCTTCAGTTAAAGTTTCTACATCAATTATATTAATATATGGTAAAAATTGATTTACTGATTCTACGATTACATCTTCAATTTTTGATGGTAAGTTTTCATCATGTTGTTCGAAACACACTTCTCTCAACCTACAACCAAATTCAGTATTACCAACCCTTTCACCAGGATATGTTAACAATAAATTTCTAAGATTGTGTCTAGATTGTTGTAAAGAATTTTTAGTCATAGCAAAACTATTGTTATTGTCTGCTCTTAATGGAAAAGACAAACCAACATAGGTTCTAGGATCTAAATCTATTTCTCTAGCACTTCTTGGCATTAACCCAATCCTCCTTGTTTCTTCTTATCTAATGCTTTCATCAAAGCACTATAATCTTTTGTTAAAGCGTTTGTTACATGGTCTGGTACTTGGTCAACCGACCTACCTGCTTTTTTGATTGTATCAACAGCAACCATATCACGTTTAACTTCATCTGTTTGACCATATCCTAATAGTTCAGTCATTCTTGAAGTATCAAATGTTCCACCACCTAATGTTGGATATTCACTAGATTGTTTTTTACTAAGACCAACAGTTTCATTCAGAACATCATTTAAAGATTTATTATTTGTATACTTTACTTGTTCTTTTGGTTCTGATACTTGTGGTATAACATCAGTTAATTTTTTAGATGAAGTCTTCTGTTCGTTAATAAATATCTCATTTATTTCTTTTTTTATTTCTCTACGAACAACTTCTTGGATTATTTTTACCAACTGTTTTTTAGTCATGATAACTCCTATATCGTTTTTACTTTTTTACTTAAAATATTTTTTATTCTAGTACTTAATGTGGTTATTTTACCCGCCTCTATTGGTTTCTTAGTTCCTAATGGTGTCTGTGTGTTGTCTATTGCTAAAGGTACTATTGTAAGTATACTGATAATATCCTCTAAAATTTTTATCAACTCATCTCCCAATACTACTGCTTGTGTAGCGTCTCTACTACCCAATTTTACTTCGTCTTTAATTACACTTAGATTAGGTGCGTTAATTTTCACCTCTTGTCTTCCTTTAATAAATATACCATCGGACTGAATTAACACTTTTTTTCCTTCGATTTGCTCACCATCAAACCTATCTCTCATACCACGAGATGTTAAGTATATTGATGCGTCATCACTATCAATACTTTCCTTTCTAAAGTCTCCATCCGATTCATCAACGTGTGTAGATATTTTTATTTTTGGTGTGTTGTCATGTCCATCAAAATGTAACGTCTGACCAAATCTACCATCAAATGTAATACACCCTTCTCCTATTTCAATTGGTTTTACTTTTTTTCTTTCAAAAGTTTTTCCATACTTTGTGTTTTCTATGTAAGTACCTGATGCACCAGGTATTGAGTTTTCATTAGGAGAGCCTTTTCTATTTATAATAGTAGAATAGTATTGTTGACCATTAAATTCTGTTACCACAACGTGTTCACCTATAACAGGTATTGTGGTCATGTTTCCAAATAAAGGTTTTACGTTTTCTAAAAAATTACCACTATTTAAAAAAGTACCAGATATAGAACCACGATTGTTTACCTCGTTCAATGTAACACTCTGTACTTCCATAGCTTCTGATTCATGATAATCATATTGAGAAGCAGTAATTAGTCTTTTTATGTAAGAACTAATTTCTGATGGTGTTGCTAAACGACTTAAAGGTATAGAGGTTGTTTGGTCAATATTCCTTTTTTCTCTATATGCCATTAATTTATCCTATCAGCATTTTCTATTTTATTATGTATCTTATCTGACTCTGTTTGTATATCTTTTATAGTATCTTCAATACCAGATAGTAGTTGATTCTTCTCTTCTTCTGATAATCCAAATTCATCTTCTGCACCAGCCTTACCTTCAGCAGATATAAGTCTCTGAACGATACCAGCCATCTTTACTAGTTGGTCATCGTTCTTTACATTTATTTCAAGATACTCTTTTATCATCGGTACTATTTGTACAGCAGTATCCCCATCCTTAATAAACTGAACAAGTTCTTTTGTCAATACATCAAGTTGTTTTCTGTTAAATTGTGTGTTTTCGTAAATATCTTTGAAAAGTGATGATAAAGATTTACCTTCAAATATTTCGTAATCTATACTCATGATTAAACCTATATGTTTTTATATACTAATAAATATAGGGATATGAAAAAAAGACAATATATAAATATATACTGAAAATTATTATTTGATGAGATTATAGTTATATACGAGGGTTTTTATTAACCCTTTTTTTCTAACTAACGGGAGATAACCATGCAGGAAATAATAACAATGGTAAAGGGATATATAGATGACATTGTTCATTTATTGGTTTCCTTTGTAGCCGTAGGTGCAGTTTCTGAAGTAATATTCGGAACTGGTATCTTTGGTGTCAATGTTATTGGTAACCTCACATCCATCATTAATAAGTTCGGCGAGTCGGGTTTCGCTGGACTTGTCGCCTTATTGGTGTTGGTGGGTTTATTTCGTAAGTAGGTACGAAATAGTTTGATAGTCCTACACTATCAGGCAAGAAAAAAGGGGAACTTAGTTCCCCTTTTTTTGTTTAGAATATTGAACCAGTATTGGCCGTATCTATTTTACCATCTGATTGAAACTCTTCTAACATACTGAAGTAATAGTTCTTCATCTGATTTATTACTCTTGTAATATGTTGTGTATTAGAACCAGTCATTTCACGAATCATAATATAGAGAGCTTTCTTGTTAAAGTTTTCTATATTTCTTCTTCTACGAAATAGTTCAAGAACGGAATCTGCAACAAGTATATCTTTCTGTCTACGAAAGATATTTGTAATATTGTTGTCCCAATATTCTAACATCTGGTCAACAAACTCTATGTTGAAATCATCGACATCGGATTCACTAGATTCTTTGGTCACATTTCTATTGTAATCTAAAACAGTTATTTGGTCATGAATCTTCATTTTTTTATAATTGTTGTTATTATGAAGTATCAACCAATTCTTACCAACAATAGAAAAGTATGAGAACGCTCTACCTTTATCTGGTTTGTATTTTGGCATTTGCATAACCATGAACGCTACAACCTCATGTTTTACCTCTTCGATTGGATAATCAAAATAGTAAAATTTAAAAGTATGAATTAGATTTTCAGCTAACTTGTTAAAAGCAAATGCTATGTGTTCCTTGTAAATTCTATTCTTTATTACAGGATTACTATTTTCATTATACCTTATAATTGCATTTTGTACAGGTGTACCAAAATAGATTTTACTTTTCTTTTTACGTTTTCTTTTTAATTTAGGCTTAGTCGATTTTCTTGTCATCAACATTTTCCCCCCTCATGACGGTTAGTTTGTTTACGGTTTGTTTTATTTGTTTGAATGTAGAACCTACCTCATCATCAGCTTCAAAAGCACCTCTACTATCTATTATCTTTAATTCACTATTTACGGATTCTATAAGTTCTGTAAATTCTTCAACCCATGTTTCTAACACTTCTGTTTTTCTCATGAGATTCCAAATGACATAACATTCGACAAGAATTACAATACCTAGAATTATTTCAATAAACATTATGCATCTCCAAATAGTTCATTAAATAAATCTTTAGATTTTTCTGACAACTGCTCTGATACTTCTTCTGTGGTTACAGCCTCTTTAATCTTTTCAACACTCTTCTCTACCCTTTGTTCCTCTTGTAACTCATCACGTTTCCATTCGTCATACTCAACATGAGTAGCCAACATATCAGCCTGATGTAAGATATAAGCTATATTTGACCTTAGTTGTCTTTCTGGTTGATATGCAACATAGTAAGACTTGTTAGCCTCTTCATACATACCATCAGTTAGTCTAAGACCAATGAACTCGTTCTGAGTCATAGATACACCAAAGTGTTGTAGTAACCAAAGAGCCCTATCAGTAACTGTCATATACTCAATCTTAGGATTATGTTTAAATAACATACCTTGATTTTTTCTATGCCAATCAGAATCATTTGGGATGTAATAGTCGTGTTCTAAATCACCAACTTTACCCAAGTCATGATGCATAGCAGCAAAGATAAGTTCTTCATCTGTGAAGTTTATCGTAGCACCATTCTTTTCCCATGTACCTTTAATTTGTAATGCATAATCTATGATATGAAGAACGTGTTCTACATAACCACCAACGTGTGCGTAATGATAATGTTCCTTACCACTTGCAGGTGCCATACACATTCTGTCTTCAAAGTAATCATACATTTTATTTAAGTTAATAAGACGGTCATCATCAAAAGTATTCTCAATGATATCTCTTAACTTTTTCCAATTATGTTCTATTTCTTTAATTGAAAGTTCTTTCATTATAACCTCTCCTTTATGGAATTAATAATTGTTGTACTATCAGTTGGAGTTTCTCCTCTATACAATATGTTTCCATCCAACTGTATTTGATATTTTGCACCACTCAAAGAATCTTTAACGCCCATTTTATTTACCTTACAATCTGGCCACTCTTGTAGGATATCCCCTTTAAGTGTTGCAGCCTGTGTACCAAAATCTGTATTATATATTATTGTTACTAACATATTATTTCCTTATATTTGAAATACTTCCCATTTTTCTTTTCTGTATAAATCTTCGGATAAGCATTCTTTTTCTGCATTTTTACCACCGTTTAATGATTCATTATGTTCTTCTTTACTTTTATAAACAAGATATAGTGTATCAATTAACCATTGATATGTTTGTTCTTTATTATAACCTCTTCGTTTAATTAGTGTAATTATCTTTTTAACTCGTTTTTCTACTTCTATTATATGTTCTCTATGTAAAGGAATATTAAAATATTCTTTTCCGTAAAATTTGACTCCATGTTCTTTATATAAAGATTTGGACACAGGTATTTTTAATAAAAAAAGTTTTTCTACATCATCATCAAACAATCTTACTATATTATAGAGATATTTCATTGGAGTGTTTCCACCGTTACTTTTGGCTAAAAGTGAATCCCAAACAATATCTGGTAAACTATTTAATAAATTTTTGCTCATATTCTTTCGGTGTTAATAATCCTATTTTTTTATCTTTTTCATCATCTCTATTCGCAGTGATACCTAATATAAAAACCCTATCTTGTCCCCAATAACTATTCCATACTTCACATTCTTTTTTCGCATACTCGTAAAGTTCTTTTCTTCTTTCATCGAAAGTATTCAAATCTTTACATAGTTTTTCAACTGTTAGTTGAAGACCTAGACTATACTCTTCACCTTCTTTAATCTTTTCATCCATATAATGTATCGAGTATCCAATGTCTCGAGCTCTAGAGTCATGTGGAATATGGATTACCTTAACTTTAGTATCTACATCAGAAAATATTTGTATGGGTTTCGTACTCTCTTTTTTCTTAAAACCTTCCCATTTATCACCAAAAACTATGTTACCTTCAAAGTCTGAAAATTGTTTTTCAGTCTTATATTGTTCTTTAATAAAAGTTGTAACTGTTTTTTTACTTGTAAGGGCTTTTGATATATTTGAATAAACACCTGTAACCTTATCTATGAGATTTATTTGTGTTTGGGAATCTTTAACTCCCATTTTTATAAGTTTAGATTTTAGATATTCCTCTAAAGTAATATGAATATTTTTTTTGAGTTTCTTCATATCATATAATACTTTATATTTTTTTAATGATGAAACTCTATCTTGTTCTTTAACTGGATTAGAACTTGGATGATACTCAGGATTATTCTCAGAATCTTGTAGCTCTTGTTTTGTTTCAAGTTGGTCATCTTCACTTACATTTGGTTTAAATCTAACTACTACACCAGGAACAGTTTCCACTCCTAATTCAATTGCCTTTCCTACTTTATGAGCAAATCCTTGATTAGATAATTTTCTATAATTTTTACCTTCTTCCTCAATCAAAAAAACTGCAGCCAAAGTCCCACTTCTCCAACCGATTTTTTTGTTTTTAAAATCTAAATCAAGTCTAGCTTTAAATTTTTTTGAATCCTTATCATCTATACTTTCATCAGCTCTACCAAGATTATCTAATAAAGAGTTATCAACTTCAGGAATATTTATATCTTCTATTTTACCACCATTAACATATTCTAATACTCCGTCTTTTATATATGAATCTAAATACTCAGGAACATATAGATGTTTTTTATTATAACTAATTTTCATGTAATTCTCTTTTATTTATTATTTGATAATTTTCCATATGTAAATATACGAAGAAAAACAACACAAGTCAAGCATTATTTTCCTACATTCCAAAATAATGCTCCTTTACTAGCATGTTCTTTTATGAATGTCCAAGCCTTACTATCGTAAGTTAAAGAACTTGGGAATGGTGGTCGTTCAGGTTCTTTACATTCTTGATGAAACTTATACTTAGAACGAAAAGTTTCTGCCCTACCCATCTCATCCTCTGTTGTGTTATGTCCTATCTGAACACCATACACTTTTGCATCAGGCCAAGCGTTCTGTAATCCTCTACTTAATACACCACTACTCATAACTGTCCATACTTCTTTAGGTTGGATGTCAAGACTTAGTGCAGTCCTAGTCATAGCTTCTATAATGATAGGATGGTCACCACCGAAAGGAATTAGATGTGCATCATTGTCTTCACAATAATATCTAGCCTTCGCCTGTATGTTAGTTAAGAATCCCATTGGTACTTCTATTATGTTACAACCTAGTTTTATAGCTTCATCAGTTAACCAATAATGTTTACCTTTAGGAACTGTAACAGTACACTTCCTACCCAAGTCTCTACAAGCGTATGCTAAAGATAATTGAGCATAACCTTGTCTTGGTGATGCGTAAACAAACTCTTCTATGTTAGGTAGAGATGCAATATACATGGTAAAGGCTCTTCGTTTTGTACCACCATCAAGTAGGTCATCACGAACAACTTGTATACCATCATATTCTTTTATTATTGGTTTTGGTAATTGGACATCACACTTGATGTCATCATAACCATAGTCTAAAAATTTATTCAAGGTTTATAAAATACTAATATTGGTTCAAACTTATAATATGTGTTATCAATCTTTACTGAGTTTTTTACAGAACTGGCATCTATACCAACCATACGAGTCATCAACATTTTGTAGATACCTTTATACTCTCCACCAAGACTCTCTACAACATCTATACTATCTTGTTCTAATGGAATATATTTATCAGAACCAACTTTGATGTCAGCTATATTCCAACAAATGTATCTATCATTTTTTAGATATTCATATGCCGTTGTTAGTGTTGGTCTTAGAAAGTTATCTCTCCAATCTTCATATGCTGAAAACTTTTTGAAAGATTGATTTTCATCTTGTGAGTATTGTTCACGATTAAAGTAAGGTGGTGATGTAAATACAAAATCTAATTTACCTTTGTACTTTTGAAAATCAGGATTGTTTCCTATCTCTTCACTACCATCTCTAAATACATCATATGTATTTTGGTCATCATCACCCCAAAATTTATTTGTAGTATGAGTGTTATAGAAATCAGCTACACTTTCATATCTACCAAAGTTATCAGGATTCGGGTCTGTTCCAACATAGTGTAACTTTCTGTTAGTACACATAGCACCAAGTATTCTACCACCCCAACCACTTGAAGGATCGTAAACGGTTATATCTTCATCTTTACAATGTTCTGTAAAATGTTCATATAAAAATTTAGCTGTTAGTGGTGGGAAGTTAACCGCTGGTTGTCCAAGTCCTAATCTAAATATTTGTAGAGCTGGTGGAAATATTCTTTTTTTCCTTTGATACAATCTAACCAAATACCAATAGTATCTATCTTGACCATTCTTTAATTTAAAGTTGTCTATGATATCACCTGTAATAGTTCTTACATTTTGTTTAGTCAATACACCACTATCTAAATATTCTTCTATATCATCAGCGGATAAAGCCAACCATTCGTAATTACCTTTTTCTGAAAGAGGTTTTGTTTTCTTGTATTGTATTAACGTTATACCCTCATCTTCATCATTGTTGTATTTTGTTAAAAACTTTTCAACACTTAGTCCATTCAAATCTTCATTCTTTACAGACTTACCAAAACTATACATAGAATCTTTATACAACCCACGTTTCATAGCGTTAGAAAACTTTTCTCGTAAGTCATCTTCTTTGAACATGTCATATATAGATGTAGCGTTATCACTACTGACACCAGTTGATATTTTTGTTTTTAACATTGTAGGAAAGAATTGATTCACACCAGATGCAAGTTTACTGAAATTTCTAACTACCTTATTATCAGGTGTAAAAAAATCGTTTACATTGAAAGTGGATAACTTTGTCCACTTGTTTATAATCTCATCTTTGTTTTGACCAATAACAGGTGGTTGACCATGTTCATCCCATTGAGTTATTACATAGTTGCGTAAATCGTCAATCCACTTATCAATGTCTTTATCAGACTTGAGTAGTAGTTCGTCATATGTAATATTTATTGGATTGTCTTTACTTGTTATTGAGCTCTTTTCATAAAACTTCTTATTCAATATTGAAACCCTTTATATTTTTTAATAAGTATCATTTAATATTTCATTATTCACTAATAAATCTGTTTTCACAATCTTAGCTTCTGAAAACATATACGGTTGTACACCTGGCGACTCTAGAATATCTATACGATTTACAAATCGTTTATTCATAGTGTCTCTTACTTGATATACACCATCTTTGTGGTTCGTACCCTTCAGTAGAACGAAGTCACCGTAGTCTAACCATCCACCATGTCGTTTCAAAAGATTCCTACTAACCGCTATGAATCGGTACTCGCTAGCTTTGTGTACCCTAATGCGCGTTCCATCCGCGAGAATGTTCGGTGTGGAGTCTGTTTGATACGAAACGGGTTCATACATGGTTACGGTCACAATCATCCCTTCTGTTTCATACTTACTCAACTCTTTTTTCAAGGTCTTATTCTCTTTTACAAGAGCTCGAACTTGAACGTTCTTATCTTCTAAGAACTTTGTTGATACCCAACCATTGGTTAAGGTTACCAACGCAATGTATAATGCTAGTTTTTCTTTATACATACTAATAAATATATCCTTTACTCTTTAAATTACAAAAAAAATTTCGTGGAGCTGGCGGGAGTCGAACCCGCGTCCAGCCTGTTTTCTTCAATGAGTCATTCACAGCTTAGTTCAGTTTCAATAAGAAGTAACTGACAAACTACTTACAACTTTGCTCAGAGTTGTCAACTGGTAGTTTCTTTAATCTCTAACTTCTATCCTAACTAAAGAGATGGTGTCTAACTTTTTTTATGACCGAGTGTTAGACAACTCAGTATCTTATGCAGCGTATGCGTAAGATGGTTGAGAATCACCAATCGGTAATTCAACTGAGTAATCATACTCAGCTAAATGCCAATCGATGTCCAACCCTTCTAGCGATTGTTCGCCATATAGAATTGTGAGTCTTTTGTAACGAGACATACTCAATCTCTGCTGCACTCTATTGTCAAATAACACCTGTCGATTTCCATTACAGCCCCATATCTTACCAATCTTCGGTATTATAGTTGTCAAACGGATTATCTAAAGCTTCTCTAATTTTCAGAACAACATCTCCAACATCATCCCAACTATCTTCTTCGATAGCTTCTTCTAAATCGTTTTGTATTTCTTCTAGTAGTTCTAGATATGCTTCACTGCTATTCATTTTACCTCCTTAAAATAATATCTTCAATAAATAATATCATAACGGTTATACCAAGAACAAGTAAAGTTACACCAAACATAAATGTAAGTATTGGTATTGCAATCAAAAAGAATATTAATCTTGCAAGTACTTTTAAATTATCTACTTTTTTTTCTTTGGATAAACTTTTAATTTCTTAATCTCCTCATCGTTAAATTTATTAAAATATTTTGTTTTTATTAAACCCTTATGTGCCTTATCTAACTCTTTTCTTGTGGCAACATTAATTAAAAAGTATGGTGATTTTTTTCTAGTCTCCTCACCACCAGCACTCCATTCTTCATACGGTGAAAAACAAAGAGCTTTATAATCTGTGTATTGTAAAAAATCTTGTAGAGTATTCTGATACTTTTTTCTAGTCACATCTTTCCATTTTAGGTTTTTACTATCAGTACATATAAATAATGCTGAGTGATATTTTGACTCAAAAAACTCTTCGAACAAACTATCTAAAGAAACCTTAGTAGGTCGCCAAACCTTTACAAACAATCTATCACTTATTCTTTCAGGTTTTAGAAAAGGACAAACTGGCATACCAGAAAATGCATCGTTTGGTTTTTCTAGATAATCAAAGTATTGTTCTGTTTCTAGAATTATCTGTTCGTCACTTTTATTAAATAGTTCTAATTGATATAACATTTATTTACCGTTCTCTTGATGTAAATATTCCAATAATACTTTATCTGTTGGAGTTACATTCATGTTGTTCATCTGAAATATCTCCCAAGAGTCACTTGCATATTGTCCAATTCCATGTAATTCTTTGACATCACTAAATCCATTTACCCACATCCAACTAAACTTTATAAGAGTCTTAGCTCTTCTTCTATACAATCCTAATGGTTTAAGTATCTCAGATAGTTCATCCTCATTAGCTTCCATCATCTCATACTCTGTTGGATACTTACTGAATAGTTCATGTCTAATACTATCAACCTGTTTTCGTTGAGTTAGGTTTAGTAGTATACAACACACCAACATCTTCCAAGCATCATCTTGGTATATCTCTTGTAGTAATGGTCTTTCTATTTCCCTATACAACATTTCTTATATTTCTTTCCGCTACCGCAAGGGCATGGTTCGTTACGACCAATCTTTGGTTTATCTCTTTTAATGGTAAGTTCCATAGCTCTATCTAATATTCTCATACCATGAAGATGGTCAATCTCATGTTGAACACAAACGGATTCTAATAAATCCAAATCAGTATCACCAGCACCAAAGGTCATGTTACTTTCCATATTATCTACTTCAACTTCTACGGTCTTATATCTTTTGGTATGACATCCTTTTTTCGGATAACTTAAACAACCTTCGTAATATCTTGTTTCTTCTTCCTTCCTAACGATTTTAGGATTGATAAGAACGATTGGCTCTTTGACGTTAACCACGGCAACCGAAGCATCAATTCCCACTTGATTCGCTGCCAACCCAATACCGTCTCCTCTTTTGTTAAGTATTTGAAATAATTTTCTGGCGATATCATATCCTTCTTCAACTGATACACTCCTTAACTTTTTTTGTATTAATGGATTATCTTCTTTAAAACAATTTATAACTTTCAATATAGTATTGTCCTTTGTATGTTTAGGTTCGTATGGACACATTAAACAACCGTGACCACAACAATACCCTCGTTCTGTTAGAAATTCTCTTGATAACATCAATCAGCTTTTTCATAAAAACCCAATGTCTTATCTATATCAACTTCCACAGAATAGTCTATGAGAGCATGACAACTACCACACCAATTTGGTGTAACGGATTTATGTTTTGGATACTCTCTAAGATGTTCTTCAATGTGATCTCTAACCATATTCATATCACCAGAGTTATGTCTATACAATAAACCTAACTCACGATTTTTTGGATTCTGACCACACTCTTTACAATCATCTTTTTTAGCCTTTATGGTTTTATGTTTTAACACATAGGAACCATCTTTTTTTCTGGTTAGATTTTGTTTCATTCACCAACCTTCTTACGATATAAATTAGCATCGTGGTCATCACGAGCGTAAAATTTAGTTCCATCTTTTAAGGTATACTGTTTATACCCGTCCCAATAGGTTTTCTTTTTCTTTGACATATTAATCTCCGAATTTGTGGTTTAAAAAATCTTTTTGTTTTTGTACAGCTTTTTTTAGAGCCGCTTTCTTTTCGGCCTCTCTTGCAATAAGTATCTCTTCTTTTGACCTACGTTTAGTTTTTTTCTTCTTGACGGGTTTAACTTTAGTAGGTGGTAGTGTGCCTTTTAAATCAGGTTGTTCTACACCCTTATGAAAAACATTACCATCTCCATCTACAAACTCATTCATAAAATGCCAACCAGCTGGTCTACCAGTTGGTTTGTATGATGGTTTACTTGTATCAGGAAACAACTTATGAAGTTGACCATTAATAGCTCTACTACCCATGACAGATACAGCATCCGTACTGACGTTACGAACTGGTTCACCAGTTACCCTACAATCCATATATGGAACACCATTAATATAATATCCACCATTTTGTTCAAATGTTTTTTTAGCCATTTTTTATTCCTTTTTTTAATGCAAATGAATTACTTAATTCTGTTATATGTCTACACCTTCGTCTATAAGTATAACCTAAACATGTACAGCTATAATGTCTGTGATACTTATCCCAATTTACTGTATAGCGTTTACCATTGGAACCATCAACTCTCCATTGATTCGGAACCATGATTTCACCATCAAATGTTTTGATAACCTTGTCTAATAGTTGTTGGTTGGTCATCATACACCAACAATAGACATTTCTGGTATGTCCCTATCTAAATCTATCTCTGAATTATAATCTTGTTGACCTAACATAATACCATCGTAGTCCTTCATCAATTGTGACATCAAATGATTTCTACCATTCTCAGACATCCAATTAATCCTATGGAACTTACCATCAGCCGTCATCTCCACAACCTTAATTTTATTGTGTAATGATGAGTAACAATACTCCACGACTAACTTCTTAGTACCCATTACTGTTTCATAAATATAAGTCATTTATACTCCTTTTATTAATTAAAAATTCTAGCAAAGAAATCTTTTTTACTAATCTTACCATACTTGAAATTTTCTTTCAAAATATTGTTATGTAAAACATAATGATAAAAATCATGTGGTACATCAGCTGAATCACAAATGAACTCATAGTTCTTTAAGAAGTTATCAATACTACCATAACCATTGTCAACCATACTCTTCTTTTCATAGAAGAAGTAATCCCTAGTATAACTAAGGTTAGTAGTTTGAGTCCATAACTTCTTACCACCATTAGCGGATTTAGATTCAGCAACCCAATGGATAGTTCCACTCTTTTTATTAACCCAATAACCGTCTAAAATCAAATCTTTACTTAAATTACTCATATATCTCCTTTATCTTACACCTAAAGATACGAAGAAAAACCTATACATGTCAAGCACTTTTTTCATTTTTATTAATATTTTTTTTAACCCTTGCATAAATACTAGCAGCTGAATCCATTTGTTTTTTGGAAAGAGTCTTTCTAGACCTAGCTTGTTTTACTAGACTTGATATAAATCTTTTGGTATTTACTTTATAATCTTCTGTCCAGCTTGTATCATCGATTAAATTTTCTACCATCAAAAGTTTAGGAACGACTTTGTTAACCCACTCTTCTCGTTTCAATAACTCATCTGGTGAATGTGCTTTAATTATTCTATCTATAGCCGCTTCCATCTTTGGTGTAATCTTTCGACCACTAATAAGAGCAACATACATATCAGATGCAAATTCATCAGAACTACCTGAGTCAACGACTTGACGCTCGATAATCTTTTTGAGTTCGATTATCTGAACGCCATATTCTTCTTTATTTCTTTCAACCCATTTATTCATTATATAAGATAGTTAGGACCAGTCCAACTATACCAATTTGATTTCGAAGAAAATATAGAACCTCTAACATGTTTTGCTGGAGCACTCCAACCGGCTGGTTTGAATACATCACCAACGAAATACGGAATACCTTTTAATACACCATTTGTTTTAGCAACAAAACCCCAAACGGAACCATTGGACACAACCTTATCAAACTTCCTACCACTTCTGATATCCAAGTTTTTGTTGAACTCATCAATCATCCTAAGTCTAATTTCTTTTTGTGAATCAGATAGTGAGTCAATATCACCACCCCAATTTTTGTAGTTTTCTTTAATACCACCCATGAGATTACCGAGGGCTTCTACATATTTTATTTTATTTTCTTTATTCATATTTTTTTCCTTTTTTATTACATCTAAATGTAACAATAAAAACTAATACAAGTCAAGCTTTTTTTTAAAATATTTGTGGTGAGGAGCCAGAATCCGTATTGTTTGATATTATCGCCCGCCAGTTCATCATCGTTTCAACACCACATATAAAATCATGAGGTGGGGAAGAGGTCTTATTGATGTCGCCTTCTTCACCCACCGAAGTTGTCTGTCCATCGGGCTTTAAACCGTTTGTCACCACCCATCGTCTACATCGTATTTAATCGGGTCGTTTTTTGGCTACTCAGCTCAACTTTTAAATTTTTGGTGGTTTTCTTTTTGGAGAGTGTATCACCACCAAAGACACTCGCATATTTTGGTGGTGGGAAATAAGAAGTAAAACCACCACCGGTGTAAGAAACGTGGGATTCTTTTAATCGTGACAGTATAAAATCGATACTGATATAACCACTAGTAATGAGAAAAAACAAAATCTTTGGTTGGTCTGTTTCGAAATCTTATCGGCCGATTGACTTCTACTCCGAGTTGTCCTGAGACTAACATTTTAAGGTTCTCACACCACCTGAAGTCTACTCCTCTTTCGAACATCAGGCCAACACAATTTTTCAAAAATCAAAAACAAAATCTAACCACCCAAATCAACACCTAAAGGTACGGCGAAAAGCGTATACGAGTCAAGCTTTTTTTACAAGTTTTTTCAAAAACTTTCTTTGGTCTACTGACATGAACTGTAACTCTGTAAGCTCATTGATAATCTTAGATTTGTTCATCAAACTAATTTTATCATTTGAGTATAAGTTTTGTGTGTAATCTCTAGCCGCGTCATAACCTCTAGATTCATATTCATTAATAACCTTTACATAAGCATCATCAAAATTCATAAAAGTAATCTGTGGTGCTTTTGGTATAAATTTTTTCTTTGGTGGTTTAGGGTTGTAATAATTTTCTAACCACCTATCCCACGATTTGTCAGCTACGATACCTTTGGCTTTACGTTCACCGCCAACACTACGGCGGTCAAGTCGTTTCATATCATTAGCTTGTTCAGATGACATAGGTTGAATGTAACCACCAGTCTTGTGTGGATACACAACATGAGAAGCATACTTCTCGGTATTACTACATTCTAAACATTCTTTGTAACCTAGATGAACACGTTCTTTAGGTAAATCACATTCACATAATGAACATTTATCCATTCATTAACCTTCGTTCTTCTTCTATTTCCTCTGTGGTAATACCATACTCCCTAACCACCTTACCTATCTTAAAAGCATCTTCAGTACTATTAGGAGCTGGATTATCCCAATCATACTGAGCTAAATAAGTAACCAACCAGATACTCTCTCCATTATCATACTGAATGGTATCACCATCCAACTCAGCTTTAATACTATTTAATCTATAAACCATTATAAACCTCAGCCTTCATTTCCCAATACTCAGCTTCTGACATTAGTTCATCTAACGCTTCTACTTTAGCTGACTCAATAATTTCTAACAATAACTCTTCCATTAATTTTTCTCCTTTATTTTACCCCTTAAGATAAGAAAAAAAATGTATATGTGTCAAGCTTTTTTTATTTTTTTTTATTTATTATGTCGATTAATTCTAATGTCAATAAACTGTATTCAGGATACTTTGACATTGTTTGTAATAAGTTTTCTGTATACTCTGTGGGCATACTATCTAATTCATACTCACCAACTATTACAGCCTGTTTTATGAAAGTCTGTATTGCTAATTTCAAATCGTCTGGTGTACCAGGTTTTACTTTTAGTTCTTTAAAACTTTTTAATTGTTTTTTTTCTTCTGAGTTCATGAACCTTTCACACCACCCCTACCTATTTTCTTTTCATCTTCTTCATAATGTATTCCATCATTTCCGTTTTGTCCTATAATGTCCATTCGTTGTTCGTCTTCTTCAGTATACATGGGTGTATCTTCTTTTTTCTTTTCACCATATACTTCCCACCATCTTTTTTTCTTTTCTTTGACATATAGTTTTTCAGCCTCATCTTCATCTCTATTCTCTAACGCTACATTATAACTTATAACAAACATAACCGCCATAGGATCGAATACAAAGATAAGAATAAAGATAAAGAACTTAACTACAGTATCTATATCCGTTTGAAATGTTCTAGCCAAGTAAATCACAGGACCCACATCCACACCTGTTTCCACCAACGCAGTTTTGAGTTCACCAATCTCACCTTTTAAATCAATCATCTGTTTATTAATTTCTGATATCTGTGGTTGGTAATCTTCTCTAAGCTTTCTACGAGCGGTTCTGTAATTGTCGGGTAAATCTGCTATAGCTTGGTCTAACTCCTCTTTAAGATATAGCTTGTCTTCTTGTAATTGTTTTAGTCTGTCCTCTTTGAATATTAGATTGGTGGATTCTTTTTCAAACTCTACTGTAGCACCTTGGTAAGCATTTGATAGGAACCCAAATATACCAGCGGATGTTATGATTACAAGAACTACTGTGGCAAATGTCATATAGAATTTCTGTAACAGATTAATCCTATCCCAATATCGATATAGAAACGAAGCAGCTACCAACTTACCAAACTCTAATGAACTAGCCATTATGATTACCGATAGTTCTGCTCCTGCAAATAATTTTGATAATCCAAATACGGAAAAGAAAGCTGCACTAAATGCAATTAGTAGAGCTGAAATCCCTACCAAGTTAGAAAAGTTTTTACTTTGTTCGAACATAAGATTTTCCTATTTATTAACTATAAATATATAAAACCTATTGTATATCCTCAAATTCCATGTCATTTATTTTTTGACATATATAATATGAATCACCGTTACGTAGAACGGTATCAGCCAATCTATACTGTGATTTTAATTCTTCAGTAGACGTAATAACCTTTTCGACCAATACCGTTCCACAAACGACAAACAAGTCATCGTTGACGGTGACAAGCTTCATTAAGAAATCTTAACAGATTTCTTCTTTGGCTTTTCTGGCTCGAGTTTCGGTATACTAATCGATAAGATTCCATCAGTAAAGCTGGCAGAGATGTTATCTCCATCAAGTAGTTCACCTAGTTCAAAAGAACGTTTAAAAGAAGATTGCTTTAGTTCTCGTCTGAGAATTTTAGCTTTGGAGTCATCCCACACGTTATGTTTGTCACCACTAATCGTAAGAACACCGTCCTCAACTTCTATGTTGAGTTGTTTCTTCTTAAGACCAGGTATCTCAGCTATTAGACCAATCTTGTCATCGTATTCATATACATTGACCTTTGGATACGCTGTACCTTGATATGGTTTGACACCGACCTGTTGGACAACGTTTGGAAACTGTTGTTCAATCATTTGGTCAAACATTTTGTCGAATGGTGTTAAAAAAGAATCCCTATCAAAAAAGGGCAGATTTGGATTAACTACAACTTTAGTCATTTTATTTCTCCTATTGTGTTTACTGTTTAGTCAAACATTAACATCCTCATTTGAGCGATATTAATTCTTATTCATCAATAAGTATCTGAAATTGATAAAAAGACTCAACTATTTTTTTAAGTTGTTTTTTTGTGAGAACTAAAAATTAATTGAGTCTTTTGATATCAATTATATATAAGTATATACTAAATTTTTAAAATACAATTTTTTTTTCCAACTGCTTTATGTATCTATTTATCTTGGATAATTTTAACGTGTCTGTAACAATTGATTTTGTTTTCAATAACCTACCCAAAGCTTTTTTCAATTCGGTCTGTGAAAGTCCTTTCATGGATTTTCTATAGTAGAGGTGTTCTAGAGCTTCATCTTCGGATTCAGCTCCTCTGACTCCAGCAACAGATACTACTTGTTCCACCTCACCTTCAATTTCATTTATCTCTTCTATCTCTTCCCAAACTGTAGATTCCCATAGAGCATCAAAATCTATATCTGTAGAATCCGCATCCCCCAATAGAAAATTACTGACCAGTAAACTCAATAGGAGTTTCTGATAACTCAAAATTCGTAGAGTCATATGTGTAATACCATA